CGAGAGACATGGGCCCGCAGGCGCAATGATGGCCAGCAACTACGCAACCAATGGCATCAGCCGCTACCTGACCTCGCTGATCGCTGGCGGGGCAATGGTGAAGGATTACTTCATCACGCTTCCGCGCGGTGCCTCTGAAAGCATGCGCTTCGATGCCGAGTACGTCTGCACGAAGGACAATCGGTACGACTATCGCCATGAGGAGGACGCGGCGTGAGCGAGCCTGTCCCCAACCTCCATCAGCCGCGCATGAGCGAGATCCGCCGCGCCGTCTGTGATTATTATGGGCTGTCGGAAATCGACCTTCTCTCAGAGCGTCGGTTCCGAAAAATATCGCGCCCCCGCCAGATAGCCATGTGGCTGGCAAAGAACATGACGACGCGCTCCTTCCCGGAAATAGCGCGCCAGCTTCGCCGCAGCGATCACACAACGATCATGTACGGCGTGCAGGCGATCGACAACCTTATCGAGCGCCAGCCTGAAACAATCGCGGATCTGCACGCGATCAAGCGCCGCATCCACAATCGCGTCATGCTCCGCGAGGCTCTTGAGCAATCGATGGCGGCGGCGTGATCGAGCTTCCTTGGCCTCCCTCCAGCCTTTCTGGCCACGCTAAAGGCCACTGGCGCAGCAAGAGCGGCCCCACGGCCAAGTACCGTGAATGGGCGCGCTCTGCGACGCTTGCGAGTAACATCCGCGCTCCGGATGCAACCGGCGACATTCGGATTAGCGTTACGTTCTACCCACCAGATCGGCGCGGAGATCGTGTAAACTTCGCCAATCGATGCAAGCCGCTTTTCGATGGCATCGCGGACGCCCTGAAGGTCAACGATAGCCGCTTCCTGCCCAGCTACCATTTCGCCGAGCCCATCAAGGGCGCCGGTAAAGTTGTGGTCGTGGTCGGATGAGCGAGCCAACCTTTAGCGAGGCCTACGCTGCGTATGCCGCCAGCGTGCGGCGGCGGCTGGATAACCCATCATGCCTTATGTGCGGCGACGATTCCGACAAGGTGATGGAGTGGCTGGATAAATATAACAGCTACGTCGAAGGCGTCCTCCTATGCCCGCGCTGCTGCGATTTTGCTGCGACGGCATATGTCCGGGCGCATGGCGGACCGCCACCTGGCGCATTCGAGCCAACAGAGCGCCGCCCATACCAGAAGGCCAAGATAAGCCGTCGCTTGTCCAAGGCTGTTTTCGAGCGTGACGCGTATCGATGCGTAACGTGCGCAAACCACGTAGATCTGACGTGCGATCACATAATTCCGGAAAGCATGGGCGGTCCTACTGAATTGGACAACCTTCAAACCATGTGCCGCCCCTGCAATTCAAAGAAGGGCGCGCGGATCTGATGAGCCTGAGTGAGGCAGTCATTGACGCACTTGTGGCTACCGGCGTGACCGTGGAGCAGCTTGCCGCTGCCATGAAGGCATCTCTTGCCGAGCAAGGTGAGAAGGCGGCTGAGAAGCGCGCCAAGGATGCGGAGCGCCAGCGTAAATCGCGGTCTAATCGGGCTCAGTCACGCAATGTCACTGTGACACCGCGTGACACCACGGACGCGCCCCCCAATGAGTATATATCTAACCCCCCGATTTTCGATGTTTCTAACGAAACATCTGCCGCTTCCGATTTTGGAAAGCGAGTTGAGGATCATTGGAACGGAAAGATCAGCGGCACGCCACTGCCGAAGTGCCGCAAGATCACCGGAACGAGGCTGAAACACCTCCGCTGCCGAGCAAAAATGTTCGGTGAGGATGCCGTCTTCACGGCGATCGACAACATGATTGCCTCGGATTTTCATTCCGGACGGTCGGGGCGCTGGACCGAGGGTTCGCTAGGCTGGCTTGTCGAGACGCAGGCCAATTTCGAAAAGATGCTGGAGCGCGCACCGGCCAAGCCGCCCGTGGCCCCATCCGGAAAGCAATGGACCCCGGAAGAACGGGCCGAATATCTCGCCGGCCTTGAGCGCCGGGAAGAGGCGAAGCCTCCAATCCGCCCGCCCGACGATCCACAGCGCAATCGCTCTGGCCCGCGACCAATCGGCCAAGTCGTCCGCCTCACCAACCAATCACAGGACCAAGCAGCATGAGCGAGGACAACATCATCGATCTGGCAAATCGCCGTCGCCCTGTCTGCTACACCATCCAGGTCACGCATTATTGGGACGGATCGGTTGGCGTGTTCGTGGAGGATATTGAGCCAAGCGAGCGCGCTAATTCGTCGGTTGAGATTGCTTTGGAGGCTGCGCTGCAAGCCGTCCGAAAGGTTGTCGCATGACCCAATCCATACGCGAGAAAGCCATCATCGCCGTGCAGGATGCGATGGAGAAGCACTGGAGGGAGACACCGCGCTTCATAGCAACCGCCGCCTTCGACGCAGCCATAAAGGTTCTCATGGAGCCTAATGAGCAATTCTTGACCGGCCCATTCGAAGAAATGCTTGAGACACAGGGTCACGCGCAAACGCTGGCCGAGAGCTGGCGCATGTTGCTCAAGGGCGCATCCCAATGATCAACCATATCGAACGCGCCAAGGCGCTCCCCGCCGGCTGCAATGCCCCTCCCGTGGCCGGCGGGCTACTTTGTGCAAGGAGTGAGTGACGTGAGCGCCGTTGATATGTACGCGGACCTGCTACAGGCCATTTCAGAACACGGCAATTTGTCGAAGGCGTGCCGGGAAATGGATGTCGCGAAATCGACGTTCCTTGATGCTGTGGATGGCGACGCGGATCTTGCCGACCGATACGCGCAGGCGCGCGCGAGGGGCTTTGACGCTGAGGCTGAAAGAGCGCTCGATGAGGCATTGCAGGCGGAGGATGCGGGCTTGGGCCGGTTGGCTCTTGATGCGCGCAAATGGTATCTCAGCAAGCTCGCACCGAAGCGCTATGGCGATAAGCAGCTTGTTGGCTCTGATCCCGACAATCCATTGCCCGCTGGCGTCGTGGTCACGTTCAAGAAGGGTGATGGGGAATGAGGCGCTGGACGGTCGTTTTGGCGACGCTCGACAAGGAAGGACAGCCGGAGCCCTATCGGGCAATCGCTGGACCGTTCTGGTTGCAGCGTTCGGCGCAGCGGGCAATGTTGGAGATGTGCGACGCAGTTCGCTCTATCGGATTTCCGACCATGCTTTGGCTGGAGCGCAGGTGAGCCAAGTCGAGCTTCCCGATTGGGCGCAATGCCTATGGCAGCCAAGCCGCTACAAAGCGCTGCATGGCGGGCGCGGTGCTGGCAAGTCGCGTTCAATCGCCACGGCATTGGTCCTGAAGGCTGCTGAGAAGACCGAACGCATTCTATGTGCCCGTGAGGTCCAGAAGAGCATCAAGGACAGCGTGAAGCGGCTGCTTGACGACGAAATCGATCGTATGGGGTTGCGGTCGTTCTTCATATCCACCGAAAGCGAGATACGCGGGCAGAACGGTTCGCTGTTCATATTCGCCGGCCTTCGCGGCAATGCGACCCAGATCAAGTCGCTTGAGGGCGTAACGATTGCTTGGGTCGAGGAAGCGCAGACGATCAGCCAAGGCTCATTGGATACGCTGGTCCCGACGATCCGCGCCAAGGGGTCTGAGATATGGTTTAGCTGGAACCCTGACCTAGACAGCGACCCGATCGACAAGATGTTTCGTTTCGAGGGTGCGCCGCCTGACGCCATCGTGCGCGAGGTCAACCATTACGACAATCCGTGGTTTTCCGACACCGCACTGGTCGCGGAAATGGAATATGACCGCAGCCGTGATCCCGAGAAATACGCCCACGTTTGGTTGGGTCAGTACCGCAAGAACAGCGAAGCGCGGGTGTTCAAGAATTGGCGGGTTGAGGCATTCGAAAGCCCGACCGAGGCCGAATATCGCCAAGGCGCCGACTTTGGTTTCAGCATCGATCCATCATGCCTTGTGCGGTGCTTCATCGTCGGGCGGGAATTGCGGATCGACTACGAGGCGTACGGCTTGGGTGTGGAGATCGACAAGCTGCCCGAGCTGTTCATGTCCGTGCCCGGTAGCGAGAAATGGTGGACGACAGCCGATAGCTCCAGGCCGGAGACGATCAGCTACCTGCGGCATCATGGCTTTCCGAATATCCGTCCAGCGATCAAAGGCGCGCGATCGGTGGAGGAGGGCGTCGAGTTCCTGAAGGGGTTCGATATCGTCGTGCATCCCCGTTGCCAGCACATGATCGACGAGCTGACCATGTACAGTTTCGAAGTCGATAGCCTGACAGGCGATATCCTTCCCAAGCTGGCGGACAAAGACAATCACATGATCGATGCGCTACGCTATGCGTGTGAGGGCGCGCGTCGTGCCATGGCGTCCAAGCCCAAGGTCGTAGCCGCGCCGATTCCGAGTTCTGTTAACGGGTTCCGTCGTCGTGCCTAGAAAATAGGCAGTTGCCTAAAATATAGGCAATATGCTACCAGCCCTCTCGTGGCTGACCTCGCAACCCCATCCGAAACGAAGTCGGCTAAGCCTGACCAGGCCAAGCTTGATGGCTTCCTCCGCGCATTCGACACGGCAGCCACCCCGCAACAGGAGCAGCGCGCGCAATCGCTACAGGCGAGGCGCTTCGGCAGCATTCCGGGCGCTCAGTGGGAAGGAGATGGTTGGGATCAGTTCGGGTCCAACATGATCCGGGTCGAGGTTAACAAGACCGCGCGCGGCTTGGAGAAAATCACCAATGACTATCGCGCCAATCGGGTCACGGTTAACTTTCGACCTGTTGGCGATGCCGACGAGGCCACAGCTGAGACACTTGACGGGCGGTTTCGTGCCGATGCCTATCGGAGCAACGCCGGCCAATCATTCGACAATGGTTTCGACGAGGGCGCATCGGGCGGACTTGGCGGGTGGAGATTGCTCAACCGCTACGAAGATCCTTACGACCCGGACAACGACCATCAGGTTATCGACTTCCTGCCGATCGTGGATGCGGATCAGAGCGTCTACTTCGATCCGAACAGCAAGAGTTACGACAAGTCCGATGCCAAATGGGGCTGTGTCGTTACGGCTGTCGCCAGGGCAGCTTTCGATGATGAATGGGGGGCGGATCGTGCGACCGATTGGCCAAAAGGCTCGCCAAGGCCATTCCTCTATGAATGGTTCACCCCGGACATCGTTCGCGTCTGCGAGTGGTATCAGGTCGAGGAAAAGACAGAAGCCCGCATCACCCTGACTAACAAGCTCACGGGCGAGGAGATCAAGGTCTGGGAAAGCGATGTCGATGCCGATTGGTTGACCGACCAGAAGAATGCCGGCTGGAAGCGCACCGACAAGCAGGTCAAGCGCAAGCGCGTGCACAAATATATCCTGTCTGGCGCTGAAATCCTGTCGGATGAGGGGCTGATTGCGGGCTCTGAAATCCCGATCATCCTGTTCTACGGGAAGCGCTGGTTCATCGACAATCAAGAGCGGTTCCGTGGACATGTCCAGCTCGCGATGGACCCGCAGCGCATTTACAATTCGCAGGTTTCGCGGCTCGTCGAGACTGCGGGAACATCGCCAATCAAGCGGCCCTATTTCTTCCCTGAGCAGGTCGAGGGGCATGAAAAAGCCTTGGCTGAGCGGTCGGTTGAGAGGAAGGCGTACAACCTCCTCAACCCCTTGCTCGACAACGAGGGCAATCTTGCCCCGGTCCAAGGGCCGATCGCATATGATGAGCCGGCGGAAGTCGATCAGGTGGCGGCGGCGCTATTGCAGTTGACGGCGGCCGACATTGCCGAACTGACCAACGCTGACGATGGCGCGGACGAAGCCAAGGCGAATATCTCGCACGAAGCGATGGACCTGGCGGCGACGCGGACCGATGAGAAGTCCAGCGGCTACATGGACAACTTCCGCCTGAGCATGGAATGGTGCGGGAAAGTTTATCTGGGAATGGCCCGCGAGATTTACGTCGAAGAGGGGCGTAAAATCCAAACCCTCACTGAGGACGGTGAACATAGCGAAGCGACATTGCTCCAGCCGGATACGGACGATCAGGGCCGCTTCCGCATCATCAACGATTTCACGCAAGGCCGCTTCAACGTCATCGCTGACGTAACAGAATCGAGCCAGACCAAGCGGGACAAGACCGTTCGCAAGGCGTTGGGCGTGGCACAGATCGCGGGGGCCGAAACGCCCTTGGGGCAGGCCGCGCTGATCACTGCGGTTGCCAATATGGACGGAGACGGCATGGACGACTTCAAGAAGTTCACGCGCAAGCTTGGCCTGCAACAGGGCGTGTTTCAGCCGACCGATCAGGAACAGCAGGAAATGGCGCAGGCGGCTCAGCAACAGCAAGCCCAGCCCGATCCGGCTGAAACGGTATTGCTGGCGCAGGCGGAGCGCTACTCCGCTGCGGCCGATCTGGACAAGGCTAAAGCCGGCACCGAACAGACAAACTCCATCCTCAAGCTGGCCGACGCACATCTCAAGACCGCGCAGGCTGAAGCCGTGGGTGGACCGGATGCTGCGCCCGAGGTGCCGACCGGTCTGGACCATGTGACGACTGCTGTTGACGCCGCCGACAAGCTGGCAGGGGCGCGGCTGAAGGAAGCGCAAGCCGCGCACCTCACCGAGCAAATGCAGGACAAGCGCATTCGCCGTGGCCACGAAATCATGATGGACCATGCAGGCCACGCGCTTGATGTGCGAGCGCAGGAACATGTTGAATCGCAGCCCGCGAACGACAAGGCGGCTGCATGATCTGAAATCTCCAAACGTGGAGCCTTGGGAGGGGCAACACCAGCGGGACCGGCGCCGCTAATCGGCCGAGGAGATGACGAAATGGCTACAAAGCCCCCTTTCGAAGATCCGCAGGTATTGCGGGAGTTCATGGAAGGCCGCATCGGTTCCGATGGCGTCGGCGTTCCGCAGCCCTATCCGCGCATGATGTACAAGGAGGCGCCCAAGGGTGAAGCTCCCGCTGGCCACCTGCTTGATGACAAGCCGCTCAAGATCGGCGGCCGGGACGTGCAAACCACGCTGATCCAGGATGCCGAGGAGGAGGCTATCGCCTTGTCCGATGGCTGGTTCTTCAATCCGAGCCTTACCCTCACGCCCGAACAGGCGAAGGACAAGGAGCTTGCCGAACTGCGTGAGCAGGTCGCCAAGGGCAAGAAGGAGGCCGCATGATGGCCGACGAAATCGAAAACGAGGACGACATCCTCGAATTGGGCGAAGCGCCCGAGGATACACAGCCGGCAGCGGAGGGCGATGACACCATCGCCGCCGCCGAGGATGATGACCTTGAAATCCCTACGTTCGGCGATCCGGGCGAGGAAGAACCGTCCGACACGGACCTGGTCAAGCACCTGCGCCAACAGCTTCGCGAGCGCGACAAGCGGCTGTCAGAGGTCGATAAGGTCGCCAAACAGCCCGAGATCGTCGTCGGCGAAGAGCCCACGCTGGAATCGTGCGACTTCGACGACGAGCGCTTCAAGACCGAGCTGCGCGCCTATGATCAGCGCAAGGCAAAGGCCGAAGCCCAAGCCAACGAAGGGCAGGAGGCCAAACGCAAGGAGCAGGAGGCATGGCAGGCTGAGCTGGTCCGCTATGCCGAGAAGCGCCAGGCACTGCCCTATAAGGACGTGGACGACGCTGAAGCCACGGTCACGGCTGCGCTCAATCAGCAACAGCAGGCGATGATCGTCAAGGTGGCGAACGACCCTGCCAAGCTGATTTATGCGCTCGGAAAGAACCCGGCCAAGCTCGCTGCGCTGGCGGGCGTTACCGACCCGGTCAAATTCATCGCCGCATCGGTACGGCTCGAAGGGGAGGTTAGAATGGCCAAGCGCAAGCCAACGGCACAGCCGGAACGCATCGTTCAAGGCTCGGCATCGATGCAGTCTGGCGACAAGGCACGCGATAAGCTGATCGAGAAAGCGCAGGCTGGCGGCGACGTGACGGAAACGCTGCGCGCTCTGCGTGAGGCGCGGAAAAAACAGGCCGCTTGAAGATTATTAACAAGGACGCGTGCGGGGCGGTATCAAACTCCAACCTGCACGCGTCTTTTCACAGATATAATTCGGTCAGGAATGGCTCCGGTCGTTCCATTTCTTGCTCTTCCCCTTTTGGCTTTTTCCGCCATGTTATGGAGCTGAGTCCCAAGCCGCAAATGGTCGGGGTTTACGCATGATGGTTGGTCACACGTGTGCAGCACGCACATGCCATCAGGTATTTGGCCAAATGCTTTTCTGTATGCGTGGCGATGGGCGGTGACAGTTCCAATGCCAGTGTAGCCAAATACGCCATACCCGCCCGCGTTGCGGGCGCCGATCCACAAATGGCACCCAGAGTTGACATCGACCATTACCCTGCGGTCGAAAGAAGCATTTTGCCTAGCGATCAATTCTTCTTCTGACAGCTCGTCTATCCGACGCTTTCTTTTCACAAACATGTTGGATCTCCTTGCCCTAAATTATTAGGGAGCCGCCCCCGTGTGTCAAGCGCCAATGCCTAAAAAATAGGCAGATATTGACCTAGGGCCTTTACGGTGACATAAGGGCGGTGCGTCAATCCAGCGACCTCCGGCTGTGACGGGAGAGACAGGCGCGATCGGGCTTCGGCCCGCCTGTCT